GACCCAGACTGTGGTGGGATGGTTGTTCCTTATGATAGGTACACCGATTATGTTGCAACGCCTGAAGAGGCAGAAAAATTATTGGAGGTTTGTTAATGAAGAAATATATTGTTTATACCCAAGGTAACAAGTTGGGTTTGAAAGGTGAGTTTGATAATGCGAAAGATGCTATCAAATGGGCTAAAGAAAATGTGTATGCTTTCGATTACTTGAAAGAGAGAAAAGATACATGGGAAATCTTATTTGAAGAATTACTAGTTTGGATTGAGAAAGGAGAGGTTATCGAATGTTAGATTTTATAAATGATGATACAGTAAACATCAATATGACTAGTTTAAAAGGTAAAACTTTTACCACATATGATAAGTTAGTCGAGGTATTTGGAAACCCAACATTTACAGATGCAAGTCCTTATGAAAAGGTCAATGCACAGTGGACGTTGGAATTTAAAATTCCTTTTACAGATGATACTGGAATAGAAGATTTTGATACTGTAGTTGCTACTATCTACAATTGGAAGGATGGATACATCCCTACTGAGAAGTATGAATGGCACATTGGTGGGTTTGATTATCAAGCTGTAGAATGTGTTGATAAAGTACTTGACTCTGCATAAGAGTTATGATAGTATAAAAAAATGTTAAAATTTCTATTAGGTATTATGGTAGGTTTTGTGATAATTTCATATTACCCACAAATTGCAGTAAACACCACCAATTTCATTTTGAAAAGTGGTGTTTGCGAACAGATATATATTAATAACAAGTAGGAGAAGTATGAGATATAACAAATATAAAAAGAACTTTCACAAGAAGGATAAATATCCTAGAGATGAAGGCATGACGGTAACAGTACGTCAAGTTAAAGATAAAGATGGAAACATAACATCTGACGTAAATGGTGCATTGCGAGTTCTTAAAAAGAAACTTATGAAAGATGGATTCTTTCAAGAGTTGAGAGAACGTAGTCATTTCACTAGTAAGGGTGAAAAGAAACGTAAAGCAAAAGCGGCAGGAAGAAGAAGGTATCTCAAGAAAGTTGAGAAAAGAAAACTGGAGTTAGGATATTGAACGATAATGTCATAGAATTTCCAACAAAGTATAAAGGTAAAAACGTACCAATTATTGACGATTTGGATGCAGTAAAAATGCGAGAAGATTTAGACTTTGCAGATAATCTTGCAGAGGGTCTAATGATTAACCTTATACATAATGTAGGCGAAAATGGTTTTGATATCAAGAAAGATAGATTTATCGGTGACATAAGTTTCCTTAACGAAGTAGTAAGAGGGGCTCTTTACAGACAAATGGGATTTTCTCACCCTATGCAAAGTTTTATGGATTTGATTGTAAAGACAGAAATAAGTAAAGAAGACGAACAAATTGTAACTAAAGTGAATTTGAAAAAGATTGATGAATTACTTCCTCAATCGAAGGATGATGGTAGCGGAGATGATACTAGTTGATATGAATCAAGTGACACTATCAAACTTGATGGTGCATATTGGTGGACGAAAAGAAATAGAACCAGACCTAGTTAGACATATGGTTCTCAACTCATTAAGGGGATATCGTAGTAGATTTTCTGATGAGTATGGTGAACTTGTGCTTTGTTATGATGACAAGACTAATTGGAGAAGGGAAGTATTTCCTAACTACAAACATAGTCGTAGGAAAGATAGAAAAGCATCTAAATTAGATTGGAATTCTATTTTTGATACACTACATTTAATTCGTGACGAATTAACAGAATATTTCCCATACAAAGTATTGCAAGTAGAAAATGCAGAAGCAGATGATGTTATCGCTTCTGTAGTTTTTCATGTTGCAAAAGAACCCAAGAATTACGAGAAAGTATTGATACTTTCTGGAGATAAAGACTTTATTCAACTACAACAACATAATTTTGTAGACCAATATAGTCCTACTCAAAAGAAATTTCTTAATGGTGTAGACCCTACTACATACATTAAAGAGCATATACTTCAAGGTGATAGAAGTGATGGAGTTCCAAACTTTTTATCACCAGATAATTGTTTTGTAGATGAGATTAGACAACGACCTATCTCTAAACGAAAACTTGCTACTTGGATTGAACTTGAACCTAAAGATTTCTGTAATGAAGAGATGATGAGAAATTTCCACAGAAACAGAACTCTAATAGATTTAAATTACATTCCAGAGGAATTAGTAGATAAGTGTATTCAAACTTATATAGATACACCTAATGGAGATAGAAAACAACTACTAAATTACTTTATCAAGTATAAACTAAAAAACCTAATGGAAAATATTGGAGACTTTTAATGAATAAACCATTGAAAACATATACACCACTATTGTCAGAAATATTGACAAAAGTGAATAATGCAAAAACTAAGGATAAAAAGATTGCCGTTCTAAAGGATAACGATAGTGAGCCTCTCAGAATGTTAATCAAATCATCTTTTGACCCAAAAATTAAATGGGTTATGCCTGAAGGTGAAGTACCTTACAAACCAAATGAAGCGCCTGAAGGAACTGAACATACCTTACTTAGTCAAGAGGTGAGAAGGTTCTGGCATTATATTGAAGGTGCAGATAATGAAACACCCAAAATGAAAAAGGAAAATATGTTCATTCAGATGTTAGAAGGATTGCATAAAGACGAAGCACAAGTTGTTTGTTATGCAAAAGATAAAGTTCTACATCAAAAATATAAAGGTCTTTCTGATGCAGTAGTAAAATCTGCATTTGGTTGGACAGACGATTATTGGATGCCTAACGGTAACATTATTTGACTTGACTTTGCATCTTGATTATGATACAAATATAGTCAATGATTCATAATATGGTAAAAACCTCTCACTCTCTCTCTCAACCATATTAGCGAATCACCCTTGGGGGATAGTAAATCTATCCCCCTTTTTTATTCCCCTAAGTCCTTGATTTATAAGGATAATAAAAAACACTTGACATTACCCCCATTTTAGTCTAAAATGATAATATAATGAAAAAAAGAGAGAAAAAGATGAATTATGTGACAGCCGTTGGTGGTAACAAAACTCAGAGGAAAATCGCTGAGACTACTGTACACCAAATGATTGCAGATTTACTTCCAAGGTTCAGAACTTTGGATATCGAAGTTCACTTCAAAAAGTTATCTGAAGAAGCAGTTGGATATTGTATGATGACAGATAACAATCGTACCTTTGAAATTGAAGTTGATAGGAAGTTGAATATCAGCGAATTAGTAACTACAATCTGTCATGAGATGGTTCATGTCAAACAGTATGCACGAAACCAAATGACAGATGAATGTGTTCAGTATGGTTACGCTACTTGGAAAGGTAGAAAGGTAAATCCAAAAACTGCTTACTATGATTTACCTTGGGAAAAAGAAGCATATAAGTTGCAAGATAGTCTTGCATTACAAGTTTGGGAAAGTGGAGAAATTTAGTACTTGACTTTGTTATCAAAACATGGTATAGTGATTCTATAAGATGAGAAAAGAGGGAAAATTATGAAAATCACAGCAGAACAATTTGTCGAAACACTTGCACGATTGTCTGATGAAGAAAAGCAGAAAGCTGCAAATCTTCTGGTCAACAAGTGGTTTCACTTGACACAATCTTTCACTGGTATGGTGGATGCAGAAATGCAAGACCTTCATGTCAATGAACAAGCGGAAGCTTTTGAGATACAGAAAGCTGCCGAAAACGGAACTAAATTATTTTAATGGAGAGAGAAATGGAAAAACTAGCTGTAATACACACTGCTTTTGAAGATAAACCTTCAACTGTAGCGTTTGTAGATGTACCAGAGTTTCCAACTTTGATTGAGAAACTTGAGTATGCATATCGTTGGACACAAAATATTGTTGGTTCGTGGTCACTAAAGATAGGTGATGATGCAAACAATAATGTCACTGTAATGGGTGATGTATCTAGTGGTATGGGTTTAAGGTCTACCTCAATGGGTGACCAAATTTTAGTTGGTAACAAAAAATATGTTGTTGCTATGATGGGATTTGAAACATTAGAAGGAGAGAAAATATAATGTCAAATTTAGTGAAAGTGAATGAC